TTCGTCGTCTGCTGGTATCATGACTGCTATGTTATCTCCGTTTGAGATCCCTATTTGCTCTCCACCTTCAACTCTGGAGATCAGTTCGTCCCAATGTTCTTGCCAGTGATCCACAGTGTAGATTTTCATCGTTGAGTTTATTTAGGTTAAGTATATCACACCTTTTGGCAAATTGCAAGGTCTGCATATTCGATCTGATCTTCTTCCAAATTGGCAGTTACAACTTCGAGGACATTCATAAATTGATCGACAGTATCGCACTCTACGAACTTCTCATCTCCTTCGCTGCTGAGCAGAAGGAAAGAGCGAGAGCAAATGTCGATCACAATGCCTTTGACGTACTCGTTCATGCTGTTCCGTTGATTACCCCCATATTATAGGGCATCTGGACCGGGTGGTCAAGGGGTGTGTGCCAGTCGGGTGAGTGTCCTAGACCTTCTCAGTTGATAGGTTTCCATCATCGTCAACAACGAAACGATACTTAACTCCGTTTTTAGAAGTTATGATATTTCTATCTTCAGAAAGTTCCTTGATTGCCTCAATTAGGAGAGGAATTACTTTATAATAATCAACCGCAAGATACCCATTATCTCTTTCAGTAACAGCTTCTGGCAGAATTTCTTTTATTTCTTGTGCAATAACACCAACATCATGACCAGACTTATTGGAATTTTGATTCCAATCGAATGTGTTACCACTAATTGATATTACCTTTGCCAAAGGATCATCAATTGGAGTGATATTATCCTTTAATCTTTCATCAGAAGTATAGAATGCAGTAATATCACCAGTTACATTGAGATCTCCGGTAATTAAAACACCAGTATCTGTTGCCGTAATTGCATCTCTGGCAACTGTTGTTTGATCGAAGACATAAACGACACCGGCAGCACTAGTACCTCCAATCTCATCATTGAGAGCAGAAGCAATAACAGACTTACCATCTGCACTACATGCCACTGCGTATCCAAATTTATCAGCAAGATTAGTAGCATAAGAACCGGTTATAATACCTACTTTATTAAAGTTATTTCCCTGACGATTAAAAACATGAACAATGCCAGTAGTAAAAGTAGATGAATATTCATCATTGGGAGCACCAACAAAAATAGTCTTACCATCGGCACTACATGCAACTGACCATCCAAAATAATCATGATTATCAGCATATTCAGTTCCTGCTGTTAGAATACCTACTTCATTAAAATCATTTCCAACACGATCAAAGACATGAACAGTGCCTTTAGTAGGATCACCGGTCCCAGACTCATAATAAGCACTACCAATAATAGTCTTACCATCGGCACTGATTGCTACTTCGCGTCCAAAGTCATAGCGCACGGTATCGTAAGATGCTGTTAGAATACCTACTTGATTAAAATCATTTCCAACACGATCAAAGACATAAATTGCACCTACATCAGTTACTGTTACGCCACTTTCATCACCATACGCACCAACAGCAATAGTCTTACCATCGGCACTGGTTGCTACAGAATATCCAAAATAATCAAAAACAAATGCACCACTTGATACTGTTAGAATACCTACTTCATTAAAATCATTTCCAACACGATCAAAGACATAAACTACACCTCCGCCATCAACACTATCAACACCCTTCTCATCCAGAAGAGCACCAACAACAATAGTCTTACCATCGGCACTGGTTGCTACTGACGATCCAAAATTATCACTATTTTGAGAAGCATAAGAACCGGTTAAGATACCGACTTCATTAAAATCATTTCCAACACGATCAAAGACATAAACAAGTCCACTATTCGACTCCGATCCTGGTAATTCACTATATTGGTTGCCAACAACTATGGTTTTACCATCGGCACTACATGCAATTTCTTGTCCAAAATAATCGCTGCTACTGGTAGCATAAGAACCAGTAAAGAAACCTACTTGACTATAAGTATTTCCTTCACGATCAAAGACATAAACTGCACCTACATTTGATAATGAATTAGTATCATGATCGGGAGCACCAACGATAATGGTCTTACCATCAGCACTGGTTGCTACTGTGTGTCCAAATTCATCGTTAGAGTTAGGATTATCAAGTTCTATAGCACCTACTTCAATATAAGTTGATCCAATACCTACAAGATTATAAGATCCATTTGATGTTTCACTATGACTTGCATAATCGGAATAGGAAGAGAAAATACTTCTATCGGCATTATCTGCAGTTCCTTTAATATCACCCGTTACTGTTAAATTAGATTCTATAATTATATTTTTTTCATCTATAGTCCTTAAAAGTGATTTTGTATTTACATTTTGATCGAAAACATAAACAAGACCTTGTTCACTATTAATCTCATCATTGTAAGCACCAACGATAATGGTCTTACCATCGGCACTGGTTGCTACAGAATGTCCAAAATAATCACCAGTATTAGAAGCATAAGATCCGGTGAGAATTCCTACTTCATTAAAGTTGTTTCCCTGACGATTAAAAACATAAACGAGACCAGAACCATTGCCAGAACCAGGATACTCATCACTTTGAGCTCCTACAATAATCGTCTTACCATCGGCACTACATGCCACAGAGATCCCAAATTGATCATCATCATCGGCATAAAAACCTGTTAAAATTCCTACTTGATTAAAGTCATTTTCAACACGATCATAAACATAAACAGCACCAGGTTGATTAGCAGAAATAGAACTTCTACCAACAAAAATAGTTTTGCCATCAGCACTAGTTGCTACTTCATTTCCAAAAAAGTAGTAATTATTACTGTCAAATGCTGTTAAAATTCCTACTTCATTAAAATCATCTCCAACACGATCAAAGACATAAACTGCGCCTGAAGATGTATGTCCCGAAAGATCGTCATGACCACCAGCACCAACAACAATAGTCTTACCATCAACACTACATGCAACATCCTGTCCAAAAGAATCACCTGCACCTTGATCAGATGCTGTTAAAATTGCTACTTCATTAAAGTCATTTCCAACACGATCATAAACATAAACAAGACCATGACCAGTAGTGCCAGAAGTTTCATCACCATAAGCACCAACAATAATAGTATTACCATCGGCACTGGTTGCTACTGACCATCCAAAGTAATCAAAAGATTCGGTGGCATAAGAACCAGTTAAAATTGCTACTTCATTAAAGTCATTTCCAACACGATCATAAACATAAACAAGACCATAACCAGTAGTGCCAGAAGTTTCATCATCAAAAGCACCAACAACAATGGTCTTACCATCGGCACTGGTTGCTACTGCTTGTCCAAAATTATCATAATTATCGGTAGAATAAGAACCTGTCAAGACACCTACTTGACTATAGGTATTTCCTTCACGATCAAAGACATAAACTGCGCCTGAATCTGTTGCATTACCATCACCAAAGCGATCTCCAACAACAATAGTCTTGCCATCAGCACTGGTTGCTACTGACCATCCAAAACTATCTGCAGAAGATGAATTTGCAGTAAGTATTCCTACTTCATTGTAAGAAGTGTTTGCAATACCTACAATACCGTATGCATAATTTGATGTTTCACTATGACTTGCATAATCAGAATAATGAGAGAAAACACTTCTATCCGTTGCTGTTGGAGTTACTGTCGCAACACCACTTGAAGTAGAAAGTAATACATTAAATCCTCCACTAAAATTAATTGTTGCTGCAGCTCCAACCGAAGTTCCATTTGATTGAAGTTCAACGCCAGTGCCTACACCAATAACACCAGTCAGTAAAGATCCATCACCCTCAAAACTAGCAGATTGCAATTTTCCAGTACTTGAATCATAAGTTAAGTTGGCATTAGTTTTTGGTGGAAGAATTCCATTAGATGCGGTTACAAAAACTATATTACACTCGGCATCAGTACTTTCTTCGGTAACATTAATATTAGTTGCTGTTATATCACCAACAATATCACTACTATTAACTGTGCCAATAAATCCACCAGTTGCTGTTATAATTCCGGTGACGGCAATACCTCCATTAGATGGAGTAATGGTCACACCAGTGCCTACAGATGTGATACCAGATATGAATGTATCTCCACTTGATGAAATCGTTACAGCCGCACCAACTTTTATAGTTTCACTGACTGATGCAATTCCAGTAACTTGTAAATTACCACGAACATCTAATTTTGCTTCGGCACTTGTAGTGCCTATTCCAACAGAACCGGTTTGTCCAATAGCAATAACAGCACTATCATTTCTTATACCAAAAGTAATAGGAACATTAGTTTGTGCTACAGTATTAGTTGCATAAGTATCAACAATAATTGTATTTCCAACAATATTTGAAATCTTCGTGCCAACTGTATGGAATCCAGATTTTACTTCTTGTCCCAATACAATACCAGATCCAGATATTGTGATTCCAGTAATTTCATTGGTACCCAAACCACCAACAGGAGCAGCAAGATCTCCAGTATTTGTATTTACAACTGGTATAAATTCGTTCCGTGATCCTATTTGAAGTCTATCAACAGGAGTTCTTGTTGCAATACCAACTTTAACGGGGTCAATAGTATCCACGATATCAGGATCATTACATAATATCAAATCACTTCTGATATGAACACCACCAGCAACAATTAAAGCACCATCATTATTACCAGTGGTTGGTTCAGTACTATTAATTTGCAGTTCGCTATCAGTAACAATTGTATTAGAACCACCTTGAGCATTAATAATTAAATTTCCAGAAGTTGTATCTATTGTATTAGAAAGATTTCCACCAAGACCACCAATCTTAATATTAGAAATAGTTGATGCAGAAGAAACATTTAATGTATCGGTTTCTACATGACCCGTTACATCAATACCATTTTCCGTTACTTCTAATTTTTCAACTCCATTATAGTATAGATTTACATAAGTATTATAATTATCTCCACTATTAACATGTGTCACTCTCATGGCAGTGCTTATGCCAAGATTATTATCAAAAGAAACGAAGTCTAATGTCTTACCACCACTAGAATCTAACCCAACATATGTTTTGGTGAGTGTAGAATCATGGTAAATTCGTAGGTCGGCAGTTGTCCCTACACGAAATTCTGCATTATCATAAGCATATAAAGAGTTTTCACTCACATCAAAGTAAATATCACGACCAGCAGTATTTCCATCAAATCTTACATCTCCATGAAACTCTGATGTGCTGTGATCAACATATAATCTACCATCTATACGAAAACCACTGATATCTGTATATGCTTTTCTACTATTATTATAATAAAGATCTATGCCAGCATCATCGTTACAAATAATACTATTTTCTCCACTTCTTGCCTGAATATAAATGTTTGAATTAATATTTGACCCAGCATTTCTAATATATAAATGTCCAGTCTTATTATCAATATATCCAGTAGTGCCATTATGATATATTTCTAAATCAGAGTCAGTGCCTGCAGCAAACTTGGCATTATCATCAAGTATTAAACTATAAGCACTCTTGTCCCAGTGAAGATCATAGTTATTATCACCTTTAAATAAAACATCACCGACAACATCTAAATTAACTGTCGTAGAATCTCTCTTTGTCCTTGGATTTACTGTGCCAATACCAACATCACCAGTGCTAGTAACTACAAAGACATCATCTCCCTCGTAGGTAGTTTCTGGTATGGTGGCATCATTTGCAACAGAAGTTATATACCTGCCAGTAGCTAAAAGAGTGTTATTAAAGTATATTCTATACCCATTACCAGTAAAAGAACTCCATTGAGTTCCTTTTGTTTCGTAATTACTATTTCTAACCGTTAGTGCTGTTCCGGCAGAAGGCACATCATATACAAGAGTTCCAAATATATCCTGCAGTCCAAATGGAGAAGCTGCCGTTCTCAATTGAACTAAATCTCCTGCACTATAATTATCACCTATAGCACTATCTAAAGTTAATTTCTTTGTTGTATATCTTTTTCCATCTACTCCAACTTGAAACTTCTGTGCCGGATCATTAGTACCAATACCAATAAACTCATTATAAGGATTGAAATTTAATTCATTATCACCCTGAACCAATCCAGTAGTGCCATGAAACTGAATATTACCAATTGTTCCACCAGCACCAGTAATAATAGATTCCAAACGAACCCAATCTATTGTCCCAGGATTTCCTGCTCCCTTCGCAAGAATTTGCCCGTCAGTTCCTGGATCACCATCACTATCATAGATAGTTGCTCCAACTTTAATGCTACCACTTACATCAATATCTCCTGTAACATCTAAAGTATGTGCAGGATCACTACTATTAATACCTAATCGTGTATTAGACTTATCCCAATAAACACTAGCACCATTAAATTCCCCATTATCATTAAATATTAATTCTTTATTTTCAGAAAAGAATTGTGGAGAAACAGTTATGTCTGCTTTAACTCCAGTCTCAATAATCGAAGATAAAGAATCTACGGTTAATCCAGTGGTTACTCCATCCTCATAAATTTCATCACTTGCATTTTGAGCAAACGATCCCTCAACATTAGTGACAGTAACATATCCAACTGTTGTTGTAGAATATTTTACAAAACCAGTAACATTATTGTTACCCTGTGTAATACCTAAACCAACAGAAAAACTATGATTGCCACTTAAAGTTAATGTTGTTTCTTTAAATGAATCTGATGTTGCAGTTATAGCAGCACCAATAAAATTGAGTTGAGTTATACTACTAATATTACCAACAAGTTTAGTAGATTCATCATAGACAGTAATAGATCCTGGAATGATTCCACCCTCAACAGGAATCCAATATCTTTCTCCAGGATATCCTTCAACGGAAACTATTTGATATCTTGTACCAGCAGGTGGAGTGTCTTGAAATGTCCCGGAAAGAGGATCACCTAAATTTGGTTCAGTTTCATTAAGTCCAAGATAACGGTAGCGATCCGTAGAAATTGCTACTTTGGATTGTTCTTTTCTTTTTACTCTTCCGCTTAAATATTTTGCCATTGTTATGCAAGACTATTTTCAAGAATACTAAGGGTTAATTCCAATCTTAAGGGTGCTACTTTTCCTGTTCCACTAACATGATTGTGAGCAATGCCAACACTCTTACCAGAATTTACTTCAAAAGTTGTTGGAGTATTTGATACATCTACAGTAAAACTTCTCTGTGGTGAGGGGAAAAACGTTGTGGTTATTCCGTATCCATCTCCCGTACAAGTGAATTGAATATCTGCCATAGTAATCTCATCACCAACTTGGAATCCATGAGGAGTTGTGGTAGTTACAGTAGTTACCCCATTAGGAGCATGATATTCAACACCCTGAATATCTCTGACACCATGCTGATCACTAATAATAGTCAATGAATCCGATACAGCAGCAGTTCTTTCTAAGACTAATCTTCCATCAATAAGAAACAATGTATCATTCGGTAGCACCTCAATATCTTTTACAATTCTCGTATCTCTGGTATTACCAAATGTTCTTGTTCCCGTGGATTTTCTTTGGTGCGTAAACGTTACTGTTGGATATGAAGTAGTCGTTCCTAAACCAACATTTGAAACTCCGGCATATAATACAATAGCACTTACACCAACAGGAGTTGTATATACAGTATTAATTCCAGGTGCAACCGGTACTGCTACAGTTATAAATTTATTTAATGGTGCTACTGCCATATTAATTTAATGCAAGTATTAATGGTGTAATTTCTGCCTGAACTGCTCTACTAAAATCTCTACCTCTAATTGTTGACGTTGTTTGGTCGATTTGTATCCCCTCTCCTATATCAAAATTTCCTTTTTGGTCGGTGCTAGTAAACGGAATTTGTGCTCCATCTCTGGCATCAACTTCATTAGCTTTGATTGGAACTGCACCCTCAAAGGGTAACGCACTATTTATAGTGGTCCCAGTACCAATGTATTCAAATGAATGTGAAGATGTAAGAATACGACTTATTCTTGCAAAATAAATTGGATCTCCTTCAAATAATTCATATGGTATAAATTCATTAAAGGTTATAGTCGTCATACCCACAGAATTGAAATCGCCCGCTTCAGAAACTGTATAGTAGATAGGTTTCATGATAGCAGTCGCAATTCCAGTATTTCCATTAATACTAACAACTATATTTTGAGTTGGAAGATAATTTCTACCATTACTAATTAAATTAATTTGGGTAATGGATCCTCCTGCACTTACAGTTGCAGTTGCTTGAGCAGCAATAGATTGAGGACCTTTAGGTTCAACTAAAGTATCATCAAAATCTTCTATAATCACATTAGGAGGAGAAGCAGCACTAAATCCAGAGTTACCAGTAGCATTAGGTATTAAATCAATTCTCTCAACTTCTCTCATAGGAGATGGAAGTATTGTGCTTCCACTTGGTGGAGTTGCATCTGGATAGTTTGCAAGATCAATCGCAAACCAAACTGCCTGCCCATCAAAAGGTCTTTGATATACATTGGATCTGTCGGTAACAGCAGTGCCAACTATAATATCGGTGTTATTAAAATCATAAGCAACTCCAGCAGTATTAGAAGTAACAAAACCAGTGTATTGAGTTGCTCCCAATCCAACTGCAACCAATCCATAATTTCCAAAGGAAGAATTAGAATTAGTCAAATCACACTGAGCACCAGTATCAGCATAAATTCCTATATCATTATTAATTGTAAATATAGAAACTAATTGGGCATATGCTTCATTGGTAAGTGATACTCCAATACCTGCTTCATTGTATTGAGTAAATGAATCACAAACCATTGATTTCAAATTAGCACCATCACTTGATGCTGTGGCATGATTACCATCAATCTTCATGCCAATACTTTTGGTCATGAAGTTTGTGCAATTTCTAATATATGGACTTCTCCATCTTCCCGTAGGACCTTCTGTTGCTGGTCCAACATCAGTAAATCCACTTACCGCTTGATATGCAGTCCCGGCATCAATGTCTGTTTGTGTTGGAGGAAATGCAACTGCTCCTCCTCCAGTATTTGCAACACTTACTCCATTGTCATTTGGATCTCCATCATTATTTTTACAGGCAAAATTCAAATTCTCAATGAGACATCCTCTTCTTACATGAAAAATATCACGCATCAAATTTTGAGGTCTGATTGTAACCAATCTCAAATCTTGACCTGTAACAGATACGTCAGTTCTTAATCCAATTGGATTGTTTTCATCATATGTTCCGGGTCTTATAACAATTGTATCACTCGCTTCTGCTATTGCTGCTGCACCACCAACTGTTCTTTTTGCATCACCCTCAAGTAATCCACTATTGGCATCGTTACCACTCTCCGAAACCCAAATAGTTCTCTTTGTTTGAACACCAGAAGGTCTCCAAGAAACACCACTTCCAACTGCAGCAAGACGATAATCTTTATCGCCACCAGTAGAATCATTAACATCCTGTATAAAAGAATTTAGTATTAGAGTGCCATCAATATCAACTTCATCCTCAAAATATGCAGTACTTCCAACACCAACTGTATTAGCAATACTTACATTATCTACGGTTAATCTTTTTGCAATTCCTACACCACCATCAACAACTAATGCGCCTGTTGTTTTACTGGTTGAATCCTTCGTAGAATTTATGCTTATAATGCCCGTAGCATCATTCTTACCTATCTCAATAGAAGTTGCAGCACCACCAAGATTTAATGTGGTTACAGTGGTGTTTAATAAGTTAAATGTGGATTGATTAGTTTTTATATCTCCACCAAAAACAGATAAATCATCTTTAACAAATAATTCACCACCTACAGTAGCAGCACCTCCTATAGTAGCAGCACCTCCTACAGAAAGACCATTATCAACAAATAAGTCTCCACCGGTTGTTGTAATACCTCCATCAGATGCAAGAGTTGTTACACCACTAATAGAGACACCGCCATAAACATCCAAAGGAAATCTTGGATTTGTAGTTCCTATTCCAAGATTACCCTCCGATGTAATGGCAACCACACCAGAAGTATTTTTACCAATCTGTAGTGCAACTAATGGATTATTGGTAAAAATACCAACATTGGTCATTCTATAAATGTTATTATCGGCAACTGCCTTGTCACCACCTATTGCATTTCCCCAATAATCATTGGAAAATATAGTGGCAAGTCCTAAAATTCCGGAAGATGTAATTCCCAGAGTCTCGGTCAAAATACCAAGACTGTTTCTCTCCACGAAATTAATATTTGTGAAAGAAACCCCTTGTCCTACTTCAACACCTTCTTCTTGTAAAAAGACACCTTCCTGAACTTCTGTACTTAATTCTTTCCAGAAAATTCCATTTGCATCAACAGAAAGAACGTTTGTATTATTACCTCTTTTATCAAATTGATCATAAATGTATTTTGTGATCTTTATACTTCCACCAACTTCAAGAACTCTATTGCCTGTTGGATCAATATAATCAGAATTAATACCTACCCTACCACCATTAATATCAACCGTTCCTCCTATTCCAACATTACCAATCGCAACAATTGATCTATCAGGATTTAATGTGTTAATTCCAATTCTTTTAGTATTATCATTAACATTTAAAAGTTTTTCCTTAGTACCTACACTAAAATATTTTCTTACTCGTAAAACATCAAGATTAACATCACCAGTAAAAATTGTGTTATCTACAACAATTTCATTCGCATAAAGTTTATCGTAAATATATACGGTTTCAAATATCGAATTACCTAATTGAGAAAAATCTGGATTTATTCTTGGTATTCCCATTTTTTATGCTTTTAATTTTGGATTTCCAGAAGCTAATGACCCTTTAAAAGATGCAACTGTGCTTGAAGACATTAGTGCTTCTTTCAATTCAAATTTTTTTATTTTTCCATTCTCTACAGGAATCAAATTTTGTGCATGAAGTTCAATTTTATTTGTTTGCCCTTCATTATTTCCAATTCTAATTGAAGGAGCATCTATTACAATTTCATCTGTTGCCTTTAAAGTAATTGTTTCTGCACCTACAACGAATGATCCACTATCAGCATTAAAATGAATATTGCCATTATGTGCAATTAAAGTAAAATCTGGTTGTCCATCTCTATTTTTATCTCCACACTCTATTTCAAACCGTCCTTCTGTTCCTTGATGAAACATCCCATTTTCATACAATCCTTGTGAGCAACGAATACCAGACTCGTTTTCACTTTTAATAGAAAAGGCACATTTACCGGCAGTAGTTTGCTCTTCAGAATTCGACTCAATAACTAATTTTGGACTACAAACCTCTCGATATAAACTATCAGAATTTGCCATATGTTACCTCACACAATCTATAACTTGAATAACTTCTCTCTGTGGCGGAACAACTGCCATTATTGGTCTTAGCACAGCTCCAAACCCAGTGTTACTGTTGATATTTAGGTCAGGCAATCCATTGTATCCTAAGTTTTCAATTTCAGTGTCAACAATTTGACCATCACGAATTGTTAATTTAATCCCTTGAGCAGAATCACCTTCAGAGTATCCAGATCCGGGATTTTCAATTACAATATCTTCAATGTATAATGGATCTTCAATAAGACCTTCCGTTGGGTAATTTTCTCCTTTACTAATAATACTTATAGAAGTAACTTGACCATAAGTTGGAGAACTAGGATTTGTATCTATGTTTGCTCTGCCATATGCACCATATCCCTTATCACATGCATCAGTAAAAGATACAATTGGTGGAGTTGTATATCCACTTCCGGGATCTTGAATTTCTACACCAACAATACTTGCAGTCCTTTGTGCAGAATCAATTACACCTTCACTATCAACTTCATTAATAATATTGCCAAGTATTACTCTTCCAAATGCTCCTGCACCATCACCACCAAAAAATTCTACATTTGGTGTGCCACAACTGACAACATTTCCAGTATAACAACCCGAATTTGGATCAGCATTTTCTAGGGTCTCGCCAAATATAGACCATGATCCATATTGATTTTCAAAATCATTTGCAAGATTTGCAGCACCTCTTGACAGTGCTCCTTTTGCAAATATTCTATCAAAGGCGTCTTTCTGCTCTCCTTCTCCCCTATCTCTCAACAATCCTTGATTGATTTTATATTTTGTAGATGGAGGACACTTTTTCTTCTCATTACAATTTAAAAGATTTTCAACCTTTCTCAATGTTTTCACTACACCAACAAGAAAATCTCTTACATCAAAAACAAATTCTAATGCATTCTTAATCGGTTCCAATATTGGTGAAACGGTGCTCTCAATGATATCTATCATCTTATTAGTAAATGCACCCAATATTTGCTCAACTGCACAAATAGGGACATTCAATACATTTTTTACTGCTTGTGATAGCAAATCAGTGAATATTTTTTCTGCGGCATCCGTAACCTTATTTGCCAAACAAGCAAGTGCCTTAAACAGATTATCAACTGGATCAATTTGAGCGCCTTGTTTTTTTGCTAATTCATCAAGAGCTTTGAATAATTCATTTCCTTTATATGAAGATCTAACTGCATTTTCCAGTCCTGCAAGTCCACCTTTTATTCTTTCAATCAATTCATCTTGAAATCTTCCCACAACAGAATTTACAAAACCTTTCATACCAATAGAAAGAAGTTTCACGGTTTTTTTCAATTCTTGATCTAAACTTGAGGATGAATCAAGTGGTTTTGTTACCAAAGCAAAAAAGTTTTCCAGATATGCTTCTGCCTTCGCAAAGGTATTATCTTTACAAGGATCTGGAAGAATTACTACATGACCAGATGTATTACTGATAGGATCTGCACAAACTGACATATATTTTTTGAATTATTTATGGAGATGTTCTACCTTGTTTCCCATTCCCAGGTATTAGTCTTGGCGTGCATATTCCTTTTTGTTCACATGTTTCTTGATTTTTTGTTAATGATGTCTTTTTTCTACTTCCAACAAATCCAGTTTTTGGATCAAATCTACCAGATCCATATCCATATTGTATATCAGACGTTCTACATAAAACATGCAATATAATTGGCAATTGTTTATTATCACCATCTAAAAATTTACCCAAAACAACATCTCCTTGAGTCAATTTAGATGTTTTATAACACGATCCACCGCCGCCGCCATCAGCAGGTGAGAATCCAGTTATGGCATAAGTAATTTCTTCATCAGTTATACTATTATCAAGTGGATGATAACCCATAATAGCCACTCGATAACGAAAACCAAATCCTTTCTTTCCCGTAGATTGATCTTTTTGGGATTCAAAGGGCAATATCATACCTATCCACTCATTTGTCCCCAAACCATAAAAATTAAATTGTGCCGAATTTAGTCCTTCCATTATTTGCTCTTACTAAAATGTAATCCATAAGAATCGCGAATAAGTTTTAATCCAGTAGTAGATACTTTAGGAGTAAAATGATGCCTTATTCCCCTAATTATATATTTACCACTTTTAACTTGATCAACACCTTGCACCTTATCATTAGATATACTTTCAATATTTAAAATAATCGAATCTCCAGCTTCAAGTAAAATATTTGATGGAATTGTTACATTATGAATTTGAGAAAATAATGCATTATATCTAGTAGTTCCTGCTGCATAGTAAAGTTCTGGATTATTATTTTGAGTTTTTTCTTCTGTATTACTTCCTATATCTAGGATAGCAGACTGAACTCGATGATATTTTTTCCCCTCATTGAAATCTTGATCTAAAATTCTTGGAAGTTTTTGTTTTTTACCCAATGAAGAAAACTTTGAATTTGTTATCACAGATATGTCAATTTCGGTAAATTTAAAAGTTAGTGGATTGAAAAATAAATTTTTTGTAGCATACATTCCAGATCTAATTTGCATCAACAAATCTTGATCTTTTTCTGTCGAAAATGTTGCTACCTTAAAATCAGCACTGTCATCTTTAGTTTCAAAAGATGATATATTTTTGCCATTATATTCATAAGGAATTTTAAATTCCTCTCGATTTATCAAAGTATCAATAGAAACATAATTAAATCCACTCTTTGTTTCATAACAAAAATAACCAGGATTTACTGTATTGGGGGGTATAGATTGTTTTAATAAAAGTCCTATTAATAAATCAAATGGTCTCTTTCTCATTCCAGTAAATGTGAGACTATTGATTGCTTCTTCAATAAAAATTTTATTAGATTTTATACCCAATTCTTTTGTTAATATAGATTCTACAGATTTGGTAATTTTTCCATTAAATGATCGTGTAATTCTGGTAGTTTCATTTAACCATCCAATTTTAGATGTAAACTTTATAGATATTGTTTCTGAATTAGAATCTTGGATTAGAGGAACAACCTTTGTCACATATAAAACTTTATAATCATCTCCAGAAAAATTCAATACTCCATTTTTTGTGCGTATTTTTGTCGATATTATTGATCCTGCACGAAGAGGTAAATGCGATAATATACTTCCTACTCTATTTTGGGGATCTTCCCTCGATACAGCAGCATCAGATCCACTAGAAATTATAATTGTGCCAGTAATGCACGGTGATAATATAGATTCAAAGTAATCAAAACTAATAATTCTTATCTGACCATCATAAAGATTTACAGAATTACTTCCGTCATCAGATGTAATTATAAATTCTTCAAATATACTTGCTTGTGCTGCATTCATTATTGAGGTCCTCTCGTTTGCCAGGGATTTAAAGGTCGTCCACCATAATCTTTTCCTCCACCAGGTCTATAGACCTTTGTAGAATTGCCAGTAACTGGAACTGGAGTTTCAATAGGCACTAACTTTTCTACAGGAACTATAATAATTTGTTTCTTAATTTCGTCACTTAAAGGAATTATTTGTCTAGATGTTATACTATTATTTAACTGCCCACCTTCACCATCTTTAGATTTCTCTGGTCCACTGGATAAGTGAGCAATTAAATAATAATTTCCATATTTATCCACAATAACTATATTATTTCCATATCCACTTGGATCTCTAACCGTATCATAATCAACAAGTTTCAATCCCCCTTTAAGAGTAATTGGTGTCCCCTTCGGAATACCATAATCCAATCCACGGTGCCCTCTACCATCACCAATTGTTGAAGTTTGAGGCCAATCAGACAATGGTTTACCACCAACAATAATATTACTCAAAACTGATGAAGGAATCTCTCCTCCCGCTCCTCCTTCCCCCCTTCCAGTTTCAATGTGAATGTGAGAACCCTCTGGACCTTCTGGGATCGTATACCCACTATGCCCAACTCTTCCAACAATTTGTCCGGTAATTTTACCATCACTAATTACAACTTTATTATCAGTTGCCGGTTTATTATCATTAGTAGTAATAGATTTTTTCCTTTCTGATGATTTTAATAATTTTGCAATTTCTTCTAATTTATCATTATTTTTTTCAAATAGATTTACATTTTCGCTGTTTTGCTCTGTTACCTTTCCAAATAACCTTAAAGGATTTGTTTTTGCATTTTCATAATTATTTCTTCTTGGTGGAAGATTCGCATTTTGTCTTTTGTTTACTAAACCACCAGTATTTCTTTTTTGTATTTCCGGTTTTACTTGAGTTTGTTGTTGAATGACAGGCGTAGAAGGATCCGTATAATTATTTACTTCTTGAGTTTGAGTTGTCTCAGATTCAGTATTATCATTATCTTTTGACAATTCAAAACCTTCATCTAAATCCTTATCAATTAATTTGAGTGTATCTTCTGCAGTTTTAATATTATTTCGTGCTTCATTTTCATTAAAAAATAATGGCGCAACAGAATTATACAAAAATCCTATTCCATTTATCACAAATCCCAATCCTTTCATAAAACCTTCATATATTGGTTTCATAGTTTCAAAAATAGGAGTCAACTCTGCAATTATTTTTGGCAAATTATTAACTACAAATCCAAGTAATATAGCACTGAAAAATCCCATTATTCTATCAAATACTCCCATAACAGGACTTGCAATTTTTCTTACAATTCCTTTGGCAAGTTCGGATCCAGGAATTCTAGGGGTCTCTATTTTTTTCTCTCTTTCAAATCTTTTTTCGCCTTGTATTTGTTTCCTTAATATACTTGTCTTTTTAATTTGTAACTGTTTCAAATTTTTATTTGATGTAGTCAATACACTTTTTATATTACTAACATTAAGTTTTAAATTCTCGACGCTTTCCATTTATTACACTCCCAATCCAAGAGAAGATGCAGTGTAGTATGAAACATAAAAATTATCATTATCCTCTGCATCAAGTGCAATTATCGAATCTCCACCAGAGGGTGTTGAATTTACTTTAGAAGCAGATAAATTAGTGGCAGCACTTATCGGAGGCAACATTGTAATCGATGGAGACCTATTCATAGATCTCATTGACATGTTTGAAGTATTTTTCTTCACAGGATTCAAAGATTTATTTGCCATTGAATCTCGTGGTCCTCCAATGGCACCATATAATTTATTATATAAGTTGGGATCAAGCGCTTTTAATGTTTCTTTTTTAAAGTACTTGGAAAGCACTTCTATAGATTCTTCAAATTTTTCATTCGCTTCTTTAAATATATTATTATTATATTCTTGTTTTCTCAATGAGAGAAACATTTTCTCAAATAATTCTCCACCATTACTAATAATATCAGATAAAAATCCCGAAAATCTTGCTGTTTCTTTTTTAGGGACAACAGCCTCTCCAGGAGTAGCAAGTATTGGCACAATGTCCTTATTAATATTGGGTCCAGGAACAATACCACCTCTATTCATTTTTAAAGGATCTTCCTGTTTTTCTCCAACAATTGCATCGTAAATTTTACCACCAACAAAGTCACCAAGTAAACCCCCAGCAAATGTTCCAACACCAGGAATTGGAATTAATGTTCCTAAAGCACTACCAAGCAACATACCAACCGACTTTGCTGCTGCCCTACCTATTGGCTCTCCAAGAGCAAGAGACACGGCAAAATCAATTAGTGCTCCAAATACAGGTACTCTTTTAAATACTGGTCTCAAAAATTTCATGAGACCTTTTGCACCAAGTGCTTTTACTACCTTTTTACCAGCTAACTTTGATAATACTTCTGCTTTTTGAACTGCCTTTGCTACTGGATTTTTAGTTCTCTTATATACATCTACTCTCTCATGAAGTAGTCCACCAGAACCAGGTTTTGCTCTGGTAATTCTTTCCATCTCAACATTAACACCTCTTCTACCACCGGCAGCATTTCTAATTAAACCACCTCTCCTTATAGCATCACCAGCACCAGCACCAGCACCACGTCTACCAATACCAATAAGTCTCAGTGCTCCACGGATAAGTTTATATAATCGATAAATTTTTAATACAACATTAGTTAAAAGAAAACCGCCAATAACAGCAAGAATTGGTTTCCAATGTTTCCCAATAAAAGTAAATATCCCCGCTATTTTTTCAGCATTACCTGGTTTTGTTAACCAATCAATCGCCTTATTAACTACAAATCCAGTAATAATGGCACCAAAAAAGTCAAGTATTTTTTGAAAAAATCCTTTTACAGGAGTAGTAACTTTATCAACTTGATTTTTAACAAAACCACCAATTTTTTTTACACTTTCTACACCTGCTTCTGCCCTACTCTTTTTTTCCTTATCAGATGTAATTTTTATTTTTTGTATATCTTCTTTCTCTTTTGCAATCCTATAAGCAAAATCAGTTGCTAACTGATTTTGTATTTCTATAAGAATATTGTTTGTTTCTACTAATGTTTGTTCAATTGGCGTGCTTTCTTCTTTTCTTAAATAACTTGGATCAACATAAGACTTACTTGCCCCTATTTGCATTCCTTTAGGAATTTTGATAGTAGTCGATTTTCCAATAGATTTAAAGGCACCACGAAAAACTGAAGAAGAAATCATTTTCTTCCCCAACTTTGGTTTTTTATCTAAAGTAGGTGCCGTAAAACTTTGACTACTAAATACCACTCTGTTTTTGCTGTTTTAAATTTTCTTCCTCAATATATTGTTGCAAAAGAGAAACATATATTTCTCTTTCCCAAGGTATCATATTTTCTAGTTCCGTCAATGAATATTTATGGTGCTGAATCAAGGCAAAGTTTGTTTTGTAATAATTTTCCAAACTCTCATGAGCCAGCGCTAACTGAAAAAACTTGCTAACCCTTCCAATACAACTTCTGACTCCACACCTGTCTTTGGATTCTTCACATTAATTGTATGTGATAATTTTGGCATCGTGTTAAAGAATTCTTCAATTTTCTTAAATTGTTTGGTATTCATTTGCTCGATGAAATCATTCAATTCTTTCTTACTACAATCAGAAGCATCCCAAGATTCTTCATCAGTAAATACTTGACCAATGCAAGATGCTATCACTTGAATAGACTTATCAACTTGTTCATTTTTATTATCAACTTCAAAATTACTTTCAACAAATTGATTTAAAGATGGATATTTCATTTTAACCGAAAGATTATCATCCAATTTAATAATATTACTATGATTAGGATTCTTTTGAACCTTAATTAAATCAATATCAATTTCAACTTGTAATTGTGTTTCTCCATCATCTGGACATGTTACACTTACTTCTACAGATTCTCCTACGGATTTTGCACGAACATTTAAAAACAAATATTCAATATCAAAAGTTGATAACTGATCTACTTTAATTCCTCTTGTAATAATACAATCTGATATAACAGTTTTAATTGCATTTGAAATTTGTTTAAGATCTTCACTCTCCAGTGCCATGATAAGAATTTTTTCTTCTTTTACAAGAAATGGACGATATTTAATTAATTTTCCATTTGAAGGCAATTCCAACTCATATGTCGGTGTCGAAATCTTGGGTAAAGGCATACTGTTTGATACAATTCAGGTATGATTATTTATTACCCCACGCCAGGAGGAAGACCTACTTGATCATCCCCATCAATGTTCAATCCTGTTTTATTAGTAGGATAATCATGAAAAGGACCTTTATTCCATCCTCTATATTGCTCAACAATATACCTATCATAAGCAAAAGAAACTGTAACTCTTAAAACTTCTGCACTTCCATAAGAAACTGGAATAGAAGTAATTGCTTTAGGAAAAGCATGAAAAAATCTATAGGATATAATTGGTCTCTCTCTTTCGTTTGAATCTTTTTCACCCTTTGTTATATACAGTCCATCCAATTTATACCCATCAATGGGATCTAAAGGATAATTGAATCTTTTATAATATCCATCATGTGCTACCGAAACTTGACCACCTTGCTTATTCACTGGATAATTATTTTCACCGGCAACATAATCTATCCAACCCTCAAAAAATTTCAAAACTCGATAATCCCCATCAAGATAAAAAGTAAAATCACTATCGGTATATAATCTCGTATGAGCATATTGCTCATTAATACCATGAAAATTATCTTTTACCTCTGCTGTGGCAAGAGAACTAGTGGGAAGTGTTGCCTCAGAACACATCAATCCAAGATTATTGCTCAACCAATCCACCTTTAATCCATATTTTTTAAGAAATTTCATAAGACCACTTCCTTCCGAAAGTCCAGTCATATGAACTTGATAATAATTCGATAATGATACATTGGTAATTTGACTTCTTTCGATAGCACCTACTTTTAAGTCATTTATCCTTGGCATCCTAAATACCTTATACGAATCCTACATTATTAAGTATTTAGATGGCATATAAAGGAAAATACCAACCATCCTTTCCTAAAAAATATAAAGGTAATCCATCAAATATAGTATATCGTTCTCTATGGGAGCGAAAGTTTATGGTTTATTGTGATAAGAATGAAAATATTTTAGAATGGGCAAGTGAAGAAATTGCACTCCCTTATCGTTCACCATTGGATAATAGAATTCATCGTTACTATCCTGACTTCTACATCAAAGTAAAAGAATCTAATGGTGCAATTAAAAAAATGCTAATTGAGGTAAAACCCAAAAAGCAGTGTGTTGAACCAATAAGACCAAAAAGAAAGACTAAAGGATATATTTACGAAGTCAAAGAGTATGTAAGAAATCAGGCAAAGTGGAGAGCAGCAAAAGATTTCTGTGAAGATCGTCAATGGGAATTTAAAGTAATCACCGAAGACGAATTGGGAATTCATAAATGAGATATCCAACAGACATTAATAGCAATCGCATTCGTGGAGTGGTTGATAATCTAATTGGCACAGAAGATGCCGATGATATCATGATGGAATTAATGAATGCTCTTAGTAGTGACTCTACGCTTGTTCCAGATGTTGGAAAGTATTATGTATTTGTTTATAGACCGAAAACTCCTCTAATACAATACGATCAAAATCCTTTGGTGGCAGTTACTGATATATTTCGTTGGGGATTTCGTGGAATCAATTATCACTGGAGACAATATCGTCAATATTCTTGGGAAGAAGTTGTTGGATCATTATACCAAATATATCCAGATGAGCTTGCAGATGCAAGAGAGCTTCCAATTCAAAAATTCATTCTAAATAGTTAGAAAAAACGATAATGACATACACAGGAGCAAGTAGAACAAGATATAGTGGAGGAAGACCCAGACCTACTCCTAATAATACTCCTAATAATACTCCTAATAATGCTGGCAACCCCCAATACTATGAAGTGCTTGGAAATGTTTATGGTCCTGATGGTCGTAGAGAGGGAATAACAGAAGACCATGCTGATTACAATAAAGATCCCAAAATAGAAAAATTGGGTGCTGGACGTAATATAAAAAAATTAGAATCAAATTTAAGATATCCCATAGCAAGTATTAATCTTGATCAAGATCATATAAAATTTGATATTATTAAGTATGAAAGAAAAAAATCAGAAGGTATTAGTTATACATCAGGAGAGCAAGTAAAGGTATTTGAAAAGAATAAAGATGGAACCGATTATATTGAAAAGGGAACTACAATAATTAATGTAAGAAACCAGAATGCTTTTGATAACCCATTTGTTGGAGGTGCTCGTAATCCTACTGCAGAAAATCGGTTGGGATCAATAATATTACCAATTCCTGGACAAGTATCTGATACTAATGCAACAAATTTTGGCGAAAGTAATTTAAACAATTTTTATGCTGCTGCTATTGGCACTGCTCTAAAGGGAATATCTTCTGGTAGTCCAGAAGAATTAGCAACATCATTAGCATCAAGTACAATTGATGCTGCAAAAATAGCGCAAGATCGAAAAGTACAAGCTGCGTTGCGGTTATTTTTTGCTTCACAGGCAGTTTCTAGTCTAGGAGCAAACGTAAGCACAGATCAATTATTTGCAAGAGCAACTGGATCAATAATAAATCCAAATATGGAATTATTATTTAGTGGTCCAACTTTAAGACAATTTAATTTCGAATTTAAATTCACTCCAAGATATCAAAAAGAAGCAGTGATGGTTAAAGATATCATGAGGGTTTTTAAACAAAACATGAGTCCAATATCATCTCCAGGAGATAAGTTTATGCAAACTCCGAATATTTTTAAATTATCATATATTGGTAAGGGAAGTAATTATTTAAATAGGTTTAAACTTTGTGCTCTCACAAATATGAGCATTAATTATACTGGTGAAGGAAATTATGCTACTTATGCTGATGGTGCTCCAGTTTCGAGTACGATGCAATTAGCATTTCAAGAGTTATCACCAGTATATTATAGTGATCACGATGACGTAGGCGGAACAGGATACTAAAATGGGATATTTCAGAGAACTACCAAATTTACTTTATCAATCACCACTGACAAATAGAAATACTTCTGATCAATACGTTGCGGTAAAAAATCTTTTTAGAAGAAACAAACTTCGTGATGACCTCCAAAATGTTTTTACTTTGTTTAATAAGTATGAAATTGTAGAAGGTGCAAGACCAGACACGATTGCCGAAGAATTATATGGAAGTGCAGAACTAGATTGGGTTGTTATAATGACTGCAGGTATTGTTAACATAAGAGATGAATGGCCTCTATCAAATTATCATCTATATGAATACGCTAATAATAAGTATGATGACATCAATGCAATTCACCACTATGAAACAACTGAAGTAAAAGATAATAATGGTCGATTAATTTTACCAAAAGGAAAAGAAGTTAATAGCGATTTTAAAATTCCTAATCCAGATGATTATACTGCACAAAAATTAAATCCAGTCAGAGGAATTACAAATTATGAATACGAAGTTAGAAAAAATCAAGAAAAATCTAATATATATCTTTTAAAACCAAGATACTTACAACAATTCTTGAATGACATGAGACAAATCATGACTTATCAAACTTCTTCTCAATACATTGATGAAAGATTAATTATAACAGAGAATACTAGAAATACCATACCACCTGCATAAAAAAGGGGGAGGTTTCCCTCCCCAACTCTATCAATCTTCGGCAAGACGGGCAAAGTAGGACATTGCATCATCGTCCTCATCTTCAGTCATTTTAGAAGAACTCAGACTATCAAGTTCATCTTTGAGTGATTGGGGAACAGAAGGTGCTACATCTCCACGATTCTGCTGACGAAACTCTTCT